GCATTGCGTCCAACATCTAAACCAACCTTTTTAGCAGAGTTAGGGGGTTTATCAGTTGTGTCTGCGGTGCGGTCATCATAAATTGGTTTATGAGCCATACACCTCTGCGATAAGAACTGTTCTCTCTCCTTATTATCTTCATTTGAAATAAAAAGAGACTGATACGCATGAAACTGGTCGTAATCATCAATTTCACATACAGTTTGAGAACCAATACGAAGAGCAGCAGACTTAACAAGATTAGAAATACCAATATTGAGAGGGTAGAAAGCAGTAGTAGTTGTGAGGGGAGTTACAGCAAGTGTAACCTTAGAATTAGAATGAAGAAAACCGGCAACACGCTGAAGAGTAAATCGCACACGATTCTGAGAGAAAGTAACTGGGTCAATTACATCTGTATGTAAAGATTGTCCGTATTCACTTGGAATAGCACCAACTTTAATAAGGTCGGGGATGCGGTCTTGAGAAACGTCAGCTTTAGAATCCATTTTATATTATTTAAAATATATAAAAAAACAAAAATAAATTTAATTAAAAAAAGATTACATAGAAAAAACCAAAGGTTATGCTTCGCAAAAATCGTAAAAATTTACATTAGGAAGTTAAACTCACATTACAACCTCTACTCCTTGAGCCGACCATGCTACAACAACCTTAGATTTAATAAATAAATATGCCGATACCGGATTACCATCATCTAAACCATTTGTCATTTGAATAGAAAACTGAGACTGACTGAAATCAACACCTTCACTATCAAGCATATCATAGAGAACACCAACACCATAAGCGGCACCAGTATCCGGAATGAAGCGATAACTAGTTACGGCATTCTGCGTTGCGGTAAAGTTTCTATTAGTATTGAGTGGAGAAACCGTAGTCCTTGTATGGTGCTTCTCCGGAATAATAGACGATAAGAAACCCTTAATAACTTGAGGATCAACAACTGGTGTATCATTAGAAGCACTATGAACCGAATCCACTTCAAATGCTGAGGGGAAACGCTCACCATTACGGAGGAATGAAATAGTATCTAGGTCAGCTACTGCTCCGTTATCTAATCCATTTGCCGCCGCTGCTTTAGTAGGCATGTAAGTAAGGAAACCATCTTGGGCGAGATTATTAACAAAGTTAGATGGAACAAAATTTACAAATGATGCGAGAACCTTACTTAATCCAAGATTGAAATTGATAATACTATTAGTTGATTCAAGAGTAGAGAAATACGACGTAATAGAGTTAAATGCTAAAACACCACTATCCGCAGAAGGAACATCATACTCAACCTCGCAAGCAACTTCAAGATTACTTAATTCATAGAAAGCATTGACAATATTAGCAGTTAAACCATCACTAGCATAAAATACTTGTGAATCCGGTGCTAAATGAATTTCAATCTCAAGAGGAACTTTTGATAATGGTAATTTATCTGCTCCTAAAGTGAGTCCACTTGGTAAGGGAATACAAAAAGGAGATTCACGTGTATTACGAATAACACTATCACGATATGATTGGTAATTAGGATAGATTAAAGCACTCTCTCCAAGATGACCCGATACATCTTGCATACCCGCCATTACCGGCATATAAGAAGCCATGAAACGTCCATAATGTCTAATATGCTCTATTACTTGCTTTGTTTCAGCATGGCGAAAAACTAACTGATCAATAACTGAATAAATTCCAAGTTTATGAGAACCACGTAGCTCAGTGCCTAATCCCGCTTCGGGGTGCTGTGTCCCAGCAGCATTACGCCATATATTTAAATCACCACTTAGGCGGAGAGACGATAAATCTAATACTGCGTCTTGACGACCTAGCGTTATTGTAAGTATTGGGTTACCACGGGCGAAGGAAACCTTACCAGTAGACGGTACGTTATTTGGCTGAACAGAAAGATACTTCTTAGCAACACTCATTTTATATAATACTTTACATAAAATAAATAACAAATAAAAAATTAAAAAAAATACATAGATAAAATTTATAATGTTACGACAACGCTGTCCCCGCGAATGGAAATTCTACGAAGATGAAACATGAAGCAGTAGAGGAGCTTATTATGCTGACTAGGTAAATCAACACCAGCAGCCGTCCTTTCATTATATAATAGTTGTAGCTGATTTGTCTTATTATTGAGATTTGCTACTCCATCATTAAGAGCATATGCCCGACCAATTAAGAAATTTCTATTGTAATCAACAAAAGACCTTGGAACAATACCCGCTTGATTGAGTGCTTTTTCTAATTCAATTAGAGGCTGTGCCGCGATAGAAACACCCTTATTAATTTTTGATACAACAATAGGACGAGATGGAACTAATTTATCATCTACTAACATTTGGTATTGTGTCAGTCTATCAATAATACCGACTTGACCGCTACGAATACTATGGAGGCGACCATCCATAGCTGTTGTTTCTTCTTCATAACAAGCACTGAGACCACCAATTAAATCAGCAGTATCTAGAACTGATGCGTCAGTAGGCATACATATCATGGACTTTGCCCTTGTATTTGATACTTGCATATTTATGGTCGCATTACGATTGCTTGATAATAGCGAGTGTTTATAATTAGTTACTGAAGGAATATCAAAATCAATTGAACCACCTTCTCTTAATTTACATATCATGCCTTGCTCGTATCTCGGGTCGCATTCAATTTTCTGAACCACAATCGCCATATCAGAAATTTCACAAGTAGCAGCATAAGAAGTCTTCTTGGCGATTAATTGAGCTCCACCCGTTGCTCCAACTCGTCGCTGGTCTATTGCTGCGGAGAAAAGAATGAAACCGTTGCTAGTTGCTTGTAATCCAGTACCAGTATCACTATTTTGGAAATTAGCAAATGTAAGTTTAACGTAACCACCATCCATAGTAATATCAGTAATTGTGGGATAAGCTTGAGCTCCAGACTGTGTTAAAGCACATTCTTGCGTTGGGTCAGTTGCCGAACAAATACCAATACGCTCACCTTTTACAAAAGGACAATTTTCAACACTAATCATATTATTAGATTTAGCAAGGAATATTACACTATGATTTACAGCATTATCAATTGCTAAAGCAGCACCCGCCGCATCTACGCCATGAAATACTGGATTCTGCAACATTCGGCGATTACGATTAACACTATCCAACTGCTTGATAAATTTTGCTGGGTCTTCTAAATCAATCTCAACAAATAAACCTTGCGTCATCATAACTGGGAAAACCTTATCACCACCATCAGCGAAAAGTCCCGAGTGTATTGGTAGAGTTAATTTAGCAGTTAAGAAATCATCAGCTGTACCCCAATCACGACCAGCGGGAACAGTTCCAACCGGTTTGTAATATGGGTTAGAATGTGTATCAATATTGTTAGATACTGAAGTCCCAAGGGTTCCACGATTCTCAACAGTATCAATTAAACAACCTTCTTTTAATGCTCTCATTTTTCTCATGCTGTCATCAGAATCATATGAATACTGAATTTGAACCTTGGAGTTGTATTCAGAAATCTCTTCTAAAAGAACTGACCGATTACCCGAATAAATTCTCAGATTTTTCACTACTGATTGACCACCAATAAATGGATCAAGCTGTAAGCGGGTTGGAACATCACCAGCCGGAACAGCAAGTTTAATATCAAACTGAAGATAAGAATTTTTTCCATCCATGAATTTAACACTAGGAGGAATTTCAAAATCTACTCGGCGACCCGACTGACCGGCAGTCCCCGAATAGGAACGACCATTAGTTGAGGTGATAGAAACTTGCGTCTGCGACACTTTAATCTTTTCATCATTTCGCCAATAAGAACTCATTTTTATAATAATATAATATAAAATAAATATCTAAAAATAAATTTAAAAAAATAAAAAAAATCACATTGTTCTTGCAGTAACTTGAGCAACATTCTGAGCCACAGTCTGAGACCTTCTTTGACTTGTAATATCTTCTTCTTCTTTTTCTTTTGATACTGCCGATGCTTCTTCATCTCCCGCACCTTCAACCACTGAACTAATTAATCCAGTTCCAGCTCCAAGTGCTTCTAATCCTAATCCTAATACTGGATTCCACGCAGTTGCTAATCCAGCAAGTTCTAATCCGGATCCAATTATATTACCAATATTTCCCGCACGTTGTGCTGAATTACTTCCAAACATATCTAAACCTCTTTTACCTTCCATGACTCTACCAACATCAGCAGCAATATCTATTCCTCCACCTAAACCAGCAATACCAACTCTACCAACTTTACCAGCAAATTTAGCAATATCTCCAGTTGCTTTTTCTACTGTTTCTAATGCTACTTTCTCTCCTTCTCTTGCTGCTGCTGATGTTCCAATACTAACACTTTCATCTAATGCTGCTGCGGCTGGACGTGCTGCCTCTCCAGTAGCGTCTGCTGCTTCAGCAGTAAATTCTTCTGCTGTTGCTCTTTCTGCTCCCGCTTCTCTTCCCATTCTTTCAGCAAAAGTAGTTTTAACAAACTTACCCGCTCTTGATAATCCGATTTTATCAGCAATTGGTTTACGTAGAGAATCTCTCGCAATAAACTTTGAAGCACTAGCAGTTCCACTCAAAATATTCTTTTGTACTGCTGATTTTCTTTCTTCATCTTGTTCTCTATTTGCGTTATCTAATTCTTCAGCTAAACTATTATTAAAATCAGTTGCTGCTATACTTGCTTCGCGTGCTTGTTGAGTTTGTGCGTTTGCTTGTCCAATACTGACTGATTCTCCATACAAATCCATTTTATATTATAATATATAATTTAATTTATTTATTAATTAATTAAAATAATTTATTTATCGTAAAAAGTATCTATGTAGTTCCATTAATACTTTCATATAATTATAATCTATTTTTGCTCTATTATTATTACACTTTTTACAACATATATTTCTAAAACTA